TGAAGTGGATGGTGTTGCTAACGGTACCGTTGCACAGTGGTGTATTGATAATCTACCGGAGTGGGATCAACTTATTCTTGAATTCTATGTGCCAGGTCAGCCGAACTCAGGATGGGTGCACGTCAGTTATGTGAAGGGAAAAAATCGGAAGCAGGTATTGACCGCAGTGAAAGAGAATGGGAAAACGGTCTATATACCAGGGATTGTATTATGAGGATGTGTTTAGGTTTGTTGTCTTAGGAGGTGAAGTGATGTATGAGCCGTATGAGGATGTGTTTAGGTTTGCAAAAAAAGCGGGGGCACAGTTCCCTGAATTGTATGCCAAATTAGTTGATGAAGAATATACCGAATTTGTTGATGCGACTGATGAGGCTCACAAACTCCAGGAAGCCATGGATTTGATTTGGGTGCTCTTGGGGTATTGTATTACTCGTGGGTGGGATGTTCCAGGTGCGTGGGATACACTCGCCGCTGCAAATATGGCAAAACTACAATTCGATAAGAACGGAGAGTTGAAGCGACGTGCAGATGGGAAGATTCAGAAACCTGATGGTTGGCAGAAGCCAGACTTCACGCCTTTTGTGAACGGCGCATAGTTCACCAAACAAACGGAGGTTGTTATGTCTGTGAAATTGTTGGTATTGGAAAGTGGATTGCAGTTGTTGGGTGATGTATTAGAAGGTGACAATACCGTCACTATCACAAAGCCTGTGCAATTGGCAATGGTTCCCCAAGAAGGTCCCGATAACGGTCGTATGAATATGGCGTTCCTAGTGTTCATGCAATATGCAGAAGAGTGGGAAACTGGTATTGTGTTTTCGGCGTCTAAGGTGCTCGCGGTACTGACGCCCCAGAGTGATTTGCAAAATAGCTACAATGCACGATGGGGAAGCGGACTTGTCCTTCCTGGAGCCCCCACATTCGGTAGATAGGGATTCCCTCTTGACAGACTCCTGATACTGTGCTATAATTTGAAGATGTGTGCGTGAATTAGGAGATCTATGAGCTACTACACTCATGTGGCGTGTCAAAGCAATTATATCCTCTATCGAGGAATCGAAGATGGTAGGCGTATATGTCGTAAAGTGGCATATACGCCTACGCTGTTCATACCCAAACCTACCGACTCTCAATGGAAGACCCTTCAAGGTACCCCAGTCGCCCCTATCAAATTTGATAGTATCACTGAAGCCCGTTCCTTTGTGAAGGGATATGAGGGAGTGGAGAGTTTTGAAATATACGGTAATGATAAATTTGAATATGCATACATTGCCGACCGACACCCTGAACAAGAAATCAATTGGAACATTGATGACATTGTGACGGCATTCCTGGATATCGAGGTAGGTTCTGAGGGGGGAATGCCAAATGTCGATCTCGCTAATAACCCAGTTACCGCGATCACTATTAAATTTTCCAATGACTCTAAGTATTATGCGTTTGGGTGTAGGCCCTACTTCCCTCATGCCGAAAACATCCAATGGCTCCAGTGTGAAGATGAAGCTCACATGTTGCGAGAGTTTGTCAGCTTGTGGGCAGAGCGCATGCCTGATATTGTGAGTGGTTGGAATGTCAAGACCTTCGATATTCCCTACTTGATCAACCGCATGTGTGTGTTATCGTCTGTGATCCCAGGGATGGGAGAGTCGGTGGCAGAACGACTTAGCCCGTGGGGAAAGATCCTTCGTAAAGAAGAGAAGTTCTACAACAAAGATGTCACGGTATATCAAATCGTTGGAGTTGCCACGCTGGACTATCTTCAATTGTTTCGGAAGTATGCCAAGAATTCCAGCCAAGAGTCCTACAAACTTGACCATATCGCTCACGTTGAATTGAAAGAGCGGAAATTGAATTATGAAGAGCATGAGACGTTGCATACGTTATACCGTGACAATCACCAGAAATTCATTGAGTATAACATTCATGACGTGGCACTAGTCGAACGACTGAATGCAAAGGGACGATTGATTGATCTTGCCATTTTGCTTGCCTATGACAATAAGACGAATTATGAAGATTGCTTCTCTCAGGTGCGCATGTGGGATTGTATCTGCTACAACTTTTTGAGGCGCCGGAATATCGCTATCCCCCCAAAGAAACATTCTAAGAAAGATAAAGCCTATGAGGGGGCATATGTCAAAGATCCTCTGTTGGGGATGTTCAAATGGATCATGGGGTTGGACTTGACCAGTCTGTATCCACATTTGATGATGCAGTATAACATGTCTCCGGAGACTCTCATTGACCCAGATAAGTATGCTGATGCTCAACGAGAAATTGTTGAGAGGGAAGTGACTGTTGAGAAGATGTTAGCTCAAAGTCTGGATTTTAGTCAGTTGACGGGATCGACAATCACCCCTAACGGACAATTTTTTGACACCACTGTGAAGGGATTTCTTGCAGAGATTATGGAGGAGATGTTTGAATCTCGTGTGGTGTACAAGACTAAGCAGCTTGAAGCGGAGAAGGAGTTGCAGCGTACGATTATAGAATCTCGGAAACAAGAATTACGAGCCCTGATTTCCCGTTACGAGAATTTCCAGTTAGCAAAGAAGGTTGGGTTGAATTCAGCGTATGGTGCGTTGGGATCTGAGTATTTCCGGTTCTTCGATGTGCGCATTGCAGAAGCAGTTACCCTCGCCGGTCAATTGAGTATTCGTTGGGTGGGCAACCGCCTCAATCGATATCTCAATGAGTTATTGAACACGGGCAATAAGGACTATGTGATCGCCAGTGATACGGATTCCGTGTACCTCAACCTTGAACCCCTGGTGAATAAAGTATTCCTTGGTGAGCAAGACACCCAAAAGGTTATTTCGTTTATGGATCAGGTTTATCGCACGAAATTGAAGAGTGTGATTGAGGAGAGTTACCAATCTCTTGCAGATTACACCCATGCCTACGCACAGAAGATGAATATGAAACGGGAAGCCCTAGCCGACCGCGGGATTTGGACTGCCAAGAAGCGTTATGTCTTGAACGTTATCGATAGTGAAGGGGTGAGGTACCGAGAACCAAAGATGGTGATTCATGGACTGGAAGCCATTAAATCCTCCACCCCAAGTGTTGTGCGTGATAAGATTAAAGAGGCATTGAAGATAACCCTCAACGGCACTGAAGATCAATTGATTGCGTTTGTTGAGAAGTTTAAGGCTGAGTTCCGTACTTTGCCAATTGTGGATATTGCATTTCCTCGCGGTTGTAATGGGATGGATAAGTATAGAAATAAAGATGGTGTACGGAAAATGAAAACGTCCTATTTCTGTGGGTATGAACAGGACATTGGAATGGGAAGTGATGTTTACATTTCTGGTACTCCTATTCATGTTAAGGGAGCATTGATTTTCAACCACTGGATCAAGCACCTGAAATTAGATGATCAGTATGAACTAATCCAGAATGGGGAGAAGGTAAAGTATGTACTTCTAAAGACCCCGAATAAATTCGGGGATGATGTACTCTCATTCATTCTCCGCGTCCCAAAAGAATTTGAGTTAGAGAAGGCGGTGGATTACGATCAGCAGTTCCAAAAGACCTTCATTGAGCCTCTAAATATCGTGTTGGATGTGATTGGTTGGCACACAGAAAAAATGTATTCGTTGGATAGTTTCTTTTCATAAGGGGGTGAGTATGAAGTTGACTTACGAACAGATTGCAGAGATATGTCATGAAGTGAATCGAGCCTATTGTCAGGCGAATGGTGATTATACCCACAATTCATGGAGGCTCTCTCGGAAAGAGTTGAAAGATAGCGTGATCAGTGGTGTGGAGACCCATGTTAAGAACCCAGGCTTTACACCAGAACAGAGTCATGAAAGTTGGTTGAAATTTAAGGAAGAGCGTGGTTGGGTCTTTGGAGAGGTGAAGGATTTTGATAAGAAGACACATCCTTGTATGCGCCCCTATAGAGAATTGCCACTTGACCAGCGCGTGAAAGATGAAATGTTCACAGCTATTGTGGAAACCGCTAAGAAATTTTAGGAGAATTATGTCTATAATTGATCGACTTAAGAAAACATCAACCATCGATATTGCAAACATCATGGATGAATCAGAGGTGTTTGGGGAACGGCAGGTCATTCCCACTGAGGTACCGATTATCAATCTCGCATTGTCGGGGACAGTGAAGGGGGGACTCACATCTGGGGTCACTCAAATCGCCGGACCATCGAAACATTTTAAGACAGGTCTTGCGTTGCTGTTGATGCGCTCATTCCAAAAAGCCCATAAGGATGGAGCGATTCTCTTTTATGATTCGGAGTTTGGTTCGCCACCTGAATATTTTAAGACATTTGGAATCGATCCAAAGAGGGTAATGCACACCCCCATCACGGATGTTGAACAATTGAAGCATGATATTATGGTACAGCTAAAGGAAGCCAAACGCGGGGACCAGTTGATGATCGTAATTGATTCGATTGGTCAGTTGGCGTCTATGAAAGAGGTTGATGATGCGTTAGAGGGAAAGAGTGTGGCGGACATGACTCGTGCAAAGGCAATCAAGAGTCTCTTCCGTATGATCACCCCACATTTGCGAATCAAGG